ATGCAACCTTTTGTTCTATATAATTCTGAGCAACGTAAAAAAGTTGAATTTGTCCCACGCAAAGAAGGTCAAATCGATATGTATGTCTGTGGTATGACAGTCTATGACTACTGTCATATCGGACACGCTCGAGTTATGGTTGCATTTGATTACATCATTCGCTTCTTACGTAGCCAAGGCTGGAAAGTTCGCTATATCCGCAACATCACTGACATTGATGACAAAATTATTGCGCGTGCTAATGAAAATGGTGAAAGCATTCAGCAACTCACTGCACGTTTTATCGATGCGATGAATGAAGATGCAGCTAACTTGGGCTGTGCTGCACCAGATGAGGCACCAAAGGCAACTGAGTATATCGATCAGATGCAAAGCATGATCAATACCTTAGTGGATAAAGGTGCTGCTTACCCTGCTGCGAATGGTGATGTCTATTTTGAAGTGACCAAATTCAATAAATACGGTCGTCTATCTGGCCGTAAATTGGATGACATGCAAGCTGGTGCTTCGGAACGCGTTGATGTTGAAGTTGAAAAGAAACACCCATTTGATTTTGTTCTTTGGAAACATGCCAAGGAAAATGAACCTGCTTGGGCATCACCATGGGGCAATGGCCGTCCAGGTTGGCATATTGAATGTTCTGCAATGTCGACTTGCTGCTTAGGCAATCACTTTGATATTCATGGTGGTGGTTCAGACCTCATGTTCCCGCACCATGAAAATGAAATCGCGCAAAGTGAAGCATCAACGGGTGAACAATATGTAAACTATTGGATGCATGTCGGTTTCATCAATGTTGATGGCGAGAAAATGTCTAAGTCTTTAGGTAACTTCTTTACCATTCGCGACGTCATGGAAAAATTCCATCCAGAAGTGATTCGCTACTTCATTGTGTCATCACATTATCGTAGTCCAGTAAACTTCTCTGATGTCGCCTTAAAAGAAGCGAAAACTGCCCTCAGCCGCTTTTATCATTCGTTTAAAGCCTATCAACAGGTCTATGGCCAAATAACTGTTGAGAACTTAGAACACAGCTTTGTTGAACGTTTTAACAATGCCATGTGTGATGACTTTAATACTGCTGAAGCCATGGCGGTCCTTTTTGAGCTCAACAAAGAACTGAATCGTGCGGTTAAAGATGAACAGGCTGAGCAAGCCACTGTGCTTTACTCTACCCTACGCCACTTAACCAACATTCTTGGTTTAGTTCAGCATGATGTTGATGAATTCCTCAAATCAGATATTGGTCAAGAAGCACTTACTCTTTCTGATGCTGAAATTGAAAATTTTATCCAACAGCGTGTTGATGCGAAAAAGGCCAAAGACTTTGCTCAAGCAGATGGCATTCGTCAGTCTTTATTAGATCAAGGTGTCGTTTTGGAAGATACGCGTCAAGGTACAATTTGGCGACGTGCTGATTAATTCAACACTTAGCATGATAAAGAGTTGACACTTGAATGAAACTCTCTATAATGCGTCCTATTGCGGGAATAGCTCAGTTGGTAGAGCATAACCTTGCCAAGGTTGGGGTCGGGAGTTCGAGTCTCCTTTCCCGCTCCAGATTTTTTTAGTTAAAAATCAGTAAGCTGCACGGATTAATAGGTCTGTGCGGCTTGTTTTTTATTGTCGATGGGTCAGCTACAGTGGATCATTTTTACTGTATTTCACATTAAAAAACGCTTTATATTTCCGTAACGACACCAGAAAAGTTAGGGTCATTTGCCCTTTTCAAGTTTTTGGTGACGTTGCGACACCATGAAATTTGGAGTGTTCTTTCATGCAAAAACCCGTACAACGCGGCAACGCTTGGCGTATTACTTTACGCCACAATGGTCAACGATTCACAGCAACTAGAGATACTGCTCAAGAATGTGAACAATGGGCCGCTAAAAAATTATTAGAACTACAAGCAGGCGGTGATAAAAGCCAAGAGCCTGATAAAATTCATCTCTCCTTTTACGCCCTTTTCGACATGTATTACCACGAATCAGGCAGAAATAAGAAAAGTAAAAACTTTATTGATCAACAATTAAAATTGCTGAAGAAACAATGGGGCCCAGCAGCCGATTTATCTATTCACGACTTATCCCCTCAGATCGTAAAAGAATGGCGTGATAAAAGATTGAAAGAAGTGAAGCCTGCAACCATTAGCAGACAATTCGCTGTATTCAGTGCTGCATTTAACTATGCACGAAAAGAATTATTCTTAACCAAAGAAAACCCTTTCAAAGAAGTAAATAGACCGCCTGAAGCTCAGCCACGGAATCAGCGTGTGAGCGACGATGATATAGAAAAAATCATAGCTGGTCTTGACTACCAGAAAGGTAAAGTGCCAACCAAACAAATGCACTATGTAGCTTGGGCATTTCTATTTGCTTTAGAAACTGCGATGCGTAAAGGCGAAATCTTAAGTATTGAAAAGAAAAATGTTTATGAGGATTTTATTCGCCTGGTCGATACAAAGAATGGTAAATCACGTGATGTGCCACTTACCAAACGAGCTAAGGAATTATTGACTGTTCTTGATACTCCTTTCGATGACAGTCGTTTAATTCCACACAATGCAAACTCGTTCCGCTTGATCTGGCAACGCAATCTAACCAAAACGGGCCTAGTCGGAAAGATCCGATTCCATGATACAAGACATGAAGCGATCACCAGGTTCGTGCACAACTATAAGTTGCCTATCGAGATTCTTTCTAAGATTACTGGACACGAGACTTTATCTATTTTGGTAAACACGTACTACAACCCTACTGCAACAGAAATTGCAAGAATGTTGGATGCTGCATAATTTCCGACCAAACACATCAAAATGGGCGACATAATAAGTCGCCCTTTTGTTTATCCACAGTTTTTTAAATTTGAATTCACAAAGGCACAGTTCTAACATTTATCTTGAATGTGTAACGTTTTCAAGATAACCATGAAAGAACAATTTTTCGCACTCGTTGACGTGAATAACTGCTATGTCAGTTGTGAGCGCGTGTTCAATCCGAAACTTAACAACCGCCCTGTCATTGTGCTCTCAAACAATGATGGCTGTGCTGTCGCTCGTTCGCAGGAGTCGAAAGATTTGGGTATTAAGATGGGTGTGCCACTCTTTCAAATTAAAGATATGGTTGAGCGCAATAACGTTGTTGTGATGTCAAGTAACTACGCTATGTATGAAGAAATGTCAAAGCGCTTTTATAACATCTTATCTGGATTCGTTGCCAATTCTGAAATTGAGAGATACTCAATTGATGAAGTGTTCTTAAATTTAACATCATTCTCTAACTATATAGACTTCGTGCAATACGGCCATGATATGAAAAACACTTTATGGCAGTGGCTTGGGTTACCTGTTTGTGTAGGCATTGGCCGCAGTAAAACTGAAGCTAAAATCGCAAACCACATCGCTAAAAAGAACAAACAATTTAACGGTGTGTGCGACCTTGCCCGAATGGATCTGTGTAATAAAGAAGATTATCTCGCAAAGATCGATGTCAGCGAAGTTTGGGGCGTAGGGCGACAGCACACGAAAAAATTACAAACCATGGGGATCAACACTGTTCTGGACTTGGCTTGTAGCAACCCTATTCAAATGAAAAAAATGTTCAGCATCGTGATGGCACGTACAGTAAACGAGCTTCAAGGAATTTCTTGCATTGAAATAGAAGATACTCCACCAAGTAAAAAACAAATAATCTCAAGCCGATCATTTGGTCATAAAGTCACTGAAATTCAGGATCTAAAAGAAGCGATCGCTATGCACGCTCAAGATGCATGTAAGAGATTGCGAAATGATAAGTCGCTTTGTGGTTGCTTAATAGTGTTTGCGCAATCGAATCCTTTTGACGCAAACACCCCTTTTTATAATAAGTCCGTTTCTTTTGCATTCCCCCAACCTACCGATTGCGTAACTGATTTTGTGAAAGCTGCAACGATCATGATTACGCATGTATTTAAACCGGGTATCAAATTTAAAAAATGCGGTGTGATGCTTACGTGTTTAGAGCCAAAGTCTTCGCACATTTATGACCTATTAACAGATATGAATGAGATTGAAGAAAAAGAAAAATTAATGAAAGCATTTGAAGGGATTCAAGAGAAGTTCGGGAAAAAGAAAATTGGAATAGGACCATGCTTTATGCCAAACAGGACTTGGTCTATGAGTCGAGATAAACTGAGCAACAACCCTTTTACATGGGAAGGATTATTGCGTGTCAGTTAGTGTTGAACACACTACAAGCATACGGAAATGCTCACATTGGTTTTTATAGAATGGGCCGTACAACCAGGTAAAACACACAAAACAAAAACGCTCAGAATCAACGATGATAATGAGCGTTTGCAAAGATGCATTACTTTTTTAAGAATAAGGCCTTCTCTTTCTCACGTCGATTTACTAGACCTTTAATTAACTTCCCGTTGTCATAAACCCAGTTATCAAACTGATTTGCGGCACCCGCGAAGTTTCCAGTATTTAAAGTTTTTAATAAAGTGCTTTTGACAAATGCTGTTTCACCGATGTTATAAACAAAACTAGCAAGTGCATCAAACTGATTTTGACTGATATTTATCTTGATGTATTTATCAAGGCAAGCATCGACCCAAAGACAATCGTTTTTAAGCCATAATTCCGCTTGCTCCAAAGAACAAGTATCGCCCTTTTTAACTCGTGCGCCGTTTGGGTATTTAATTGTACCAAATCCAATTGTCCAAACCCCGCCCGTATCAAGGTAGGCATTCGCTTTAAAACCCTCAAATTCACGAATAATTTGGTAGCCCTTGTCTGAAATATCACGCTGACCCGTTATAGTTGAATCCAACTTGAATCCGATTAGATTTGCAAAAGTAGGTAAACCATTCAATGCGATAACCGCGTCCCCTGCAATAACTTGATCTTGAGTAAGCTTTCCACCTGACATCGCTCGCAGCCAAGAATAAGCTTGCGCAATTTGTTGAGATTGATCAATGCTCATCCGAACTCTCCTTTCGATCTGAATTACCAAAATAAAAACCAAAAACAGTTGTGCCCCAGCCTATGATTGCACCGAGCACGATGTTTACTAAATCGCGATTACGCTCAGGAATATCGACGAAAAATAATCCGATGATTGAAAGGGCCGCAATGGCAAGAGCAACAAACGCAATGGCCGTTTTAGTTTGTTCTTTATTCATGTTTTTGTTCCCTCTCTAGTTGAGATATTCGCTGATTGGTTGAATTTGAATCCGTATCTAATCTCAAAATCTTTGACGTATGAATTGACGTTTCTTGTTTTAAATCTATGATTGAAGAACCTAGCCAACCCGCTATGCCTATCAGAGCGCCTGTTAGAGCACCACTAATCCAGCGGACGACATTTAGGCCCCCATCTAAAGAACTAGACTTGTTTTCTAAATGCCGTACTTTTTCATCAATGCGATCTATCTCACGGGCGTTATCTTTGCCTTGAGTAAGTATGGTTGTAAGTTGTTCAGATTGGCGAATTTGATTTTCTGACAGAGCTTTAAGCTCTGCCTGAACTTGGTCGATTTTCTTTTCAACTCTTATGCCGTAGGTTTCTTGTTCAGACATAAAATAGCCCTAATCATTTTGTTTAATTCTATTGATTAGGGGTGTTTAAGTATCGAAATCTGTTGACAGCAAAAAACCCCCTGAAGGGGCTAATGCTTTGCTTATTTTTTTTAGTCATATGTAAAAAGCTTGTCTACCATTGTGTCAAAGAAAGCTTTATTCCCAGCATCATTGAAATGCAATCCATCAGACCAAAGGTTTGCACCCTCAATCATTTTTTCAGCAGTTCCTTTGTAATTGGAAATAAAGATAAAGTTACGCTCTCTTGCAACACTAGCAATCACTCTATCTACCACTCCCATATCAAACTTATACGGAGCAGATGGTGCATCTAACTGAGCATATGAAGACGACATTAAAATGATTTTTGCATTTGGATTTAATGTAAGAATTAAATCAAGTGAATCATTTAACCGTTTCTTATACCCCTCTACACCACCTATCTCTTGACGATCATTGGTCCCAAGTTGGAATAAAACCACGTCATCATATTGATTGATCGTATCTTGCAGAATATTACGACTTAAAAGCGTGGCAGTACTTAAACCAATAATCCCCTCATTGATCAACCATATTTTTTTATTTACTTTGAATCCACCTAGGCGAACATAAGAACTTGCATGTGTAGCCGTATTCACAAGTTTGATTGTGTGCTTGCCATACGTGAACGAAATAGACTTTTCAGCTGTGTAGTCGCTTGTTGCATTAAAGTAGTTAAAACTATCAACTTTGACATTATCAACATAGATATCAACAATATTATTTTCATCGCCGATATTCTGCTTCTGATACAACACAGTAATGTTGTCACCTGTGATATCAAACTCCATCTGTTGAGGTCGAAAGGCAGTTGCAAATGTAGTACTTAATAGATTTACACTTGTGCCGCTGACTGCAAATGAATTCTGAACATCAATAACCGCCAGTTTTTGCGTATCTGTCAAAACAACAGCTTGGTTTGTTGTCATTTTTACTGACTTGTAAATTTCACGCCAATGAGTAACCAACTGCTTACTTGTATATGCACTCCCTGGACGATCTTCAGTAATTGTCTTGTTTCCATACACCCATGCAATCCATCTACGTAACAGATTGGCGAAAGTCGGAGAGATAGGATCAGTAGTATTTCTAGCATCAGTTAAATAACCAGTTCGAGGGTTATCTGGAGGATTTGGGTCAGAGTTATTTGAGGCACCTAAGCCCCATCCTATTGAGTCTGCAATCATCTTGATACGAGAAGAACGCAAAGGGTCACGCAATAACTTATCTAACGAGTCTGAATAAATTAAATTTTCATATTTAGCTAAATTCAAAGCGTTAAGTGCATCGGTGATAGCGGTATTTACATAATCAGTAGTAGCAATCAAACTCCATGCGGTCCAGCCATTACTTCCCCAATAAGTACGGATGTACATCTCGTTAGTGCCGCGCACTAAAAAGATCTGCTGTTGATGCGTTGTCAGAGTGTAGTTAAGAACAAATGCTTGAACTCCAGATTTCGGGAAGTGCGAAACACTTACATCTGCTGTTGAATAGACTACTGAAACACCTTGAATAGTTAGTGTGTTAAGATCTATGTTTGAGCTGCCTGTGAGATTTACAGGCGCTTTAGCAGCATTAATAAGTGAATCAATCAATGACTTTGTTCCGATCTGTTCCCATGCTAACCAATTCCCAGAACCATCTGTAGTTCTAATCCATTGCCCAAACGTTCCGTAAACCCAATATGTCTGAACACAGACATTGCCGCCAAGATTACGTACCTGAAGTTCGCCCACCCCAGTCACCGGATAATTCAATGCTAATGAAGGGACACCTGTATTTGGCTTATGTAAACCTTCGGTACGGACATCATTTAGATTATTTGCGTTAGTTAAAGTAACTGGTTTAAACAAAGGATTCGCATTTACGTAATTAAAGTAATTTAGACCTGTAGAAATCCAAATAGCGCCGTTCCATCGATAAATATCTCCGTTATCCAGCATGGCATTTTGGTTGATAGGTTTGTCGGTTATTAAATCTAGTGCAGCTTTGTTCGCAGCCCCAATCATATTGCCCGCATTTGCAACTGCGGCATCTACAGTGGGTTGGATCCCTGCAATAGCAATTGAAACATCTTGTTGAGCTTGAGCAACAGTCTCATTAATTAAATTTTGATTGGTTAGTACAAAACTATCAAAGGCCTCTTGAGCTTGTTCAATAAACTGATTGATATCAGGATAGCGGGTGTTAACAAACTCAAGAAGGAATTCATTAAATTCTTGTTGATTGTATGGGTTGCCCCCAACATTTGTTTTTACAATATCTGCGAGTATGGATGTTATAGCTTCTGGATTGTTAATCTGTAGTACTGAATCGACATAATCTTTGATGTACTGTTCTAACAAATCATCTTTTATTTGACGTGCTTGAGTTTCCTGAGTAAGTAGCGTTGACCATTCTTGCAAAATTGCTGTTAGTTTATCTAAAGCAATTTCAATCGCATCAGGGTAGAAATTATCATAGTTGGTTATATCTAATTGCTGATCCGCTGGCGTTGTTCCCGCGATATAAAAAAAATCAATCTGTGATGGAGGTGCTTTAAATACGACTTGTCCTCCTAAATTATCTGTATTCAGTACTACGTTATACAGGGCTTTATCTAGCGTAGTGAAACCGTTCTCTGTTTTCAAACGAACAGATATGCCGTCTTCCCCCTCCTGTTTAAAAACTCTAAACGTAAAGGAAAAGTTTGTATTTACATTATTTCCGACATATAAATCGCTTAAACGTGTCGATGTTGAGACTGTCATGAACCCACCAAAAAAAGGCCGTATTTCTACAGCCCATTTTAAGTAAGGTGGCTTTTAAATAGTTGGTCGCAAGTCTTGTCCTGTCAACAGCTTAATCTGTTGGAGCATGCTTGCCAGTAATCGAACCACGTACCGCATCTAAAGTACTTTCAGGTTCATCTTTTTTGCCACTAAAAATGTCTAACCAATAGCCAGTAGGTTTGCCAAGCGAAGCAAACGGGATGCCAGTAGCCAAGGTCATAGTGTTCAAAATGTCTTTTGCTGCCTTGCCTTGATTGACTTCTTTATCTTCGCTCATGGCGCGTTTAGCATGTTGGATCAATGCAAGCCCGCTTTCACCAATGCTAAACACTGGTGAAGCTGTATATCGGTCATTCATCACGTTGCCATCGGTATTACTAATTGCTGCATTCACTACGTTGCCTGCATAGGGAACAAAAGCAGATAGCATTTTGACTTGAGATAAAGCCATCTTCGCAGATAAATCATCCCATTTACTGCCATCGTCGTCGTCATCAGATAAACCACCTGCAAAGACTACGCCTAACAGCTCTGATAAAATTGCAGGCACTGAGATCATCATAAGAGCGACATAAGCCAAACGCGGCGATGCTTCAACCCAATTACCGTTGCTTGCTTCAAGTGCTAACTTAATTTCTGTATTTGCTGTATTCCAAACCATATTGAACCAGTTATAGAACATGAGGAACATACGCTTTGCAGGTGTGCCCCTTTCAAGATTCGAAATCCCTTCAGGTGACATGTCGTTCATGTATTGGCGAATTACGCCGTCAGCTGCATGTACAGCGTCATATTGATTTAAGCCTTGTTCAGTGAAGTGATTAAAAGCAGCTTGCCAAGAAACAACTTCCATAGGCTTTTGAATTGTTGTTTGAAGAATGTAGGCATGTTTCATGGTGAAGTCTTTCACCGTTTGATATGCATTCTTTTGAAACACCATATCGTCAATTGCATAGCGGTATTCATCTGCTGATCGATCAAACCGCGTTTTCATAAAATCAGACATTTCCATGATCTGATTAGCCATGCTTTCACGATTCGCTACTGAGCTAAAGAATTGCCCTTGTGCTTTCACCAACTGTTTAACTGGCACTGCAACTGAAATCTGTGCAAACCCAGTGAATTGCTCAATAGCATTTTTTAGGTTAGCGGCCATGATCGCAATGCCTGTATTTCTACGCAAAACACGATAGATATTATCAAGAATATTAATACCCGAACTTTCATCGACAGTTTGGTTTGCGATCGCTTTTAACCATGGATTAAAGACTTGTTTGACACCGAACGGCATTACACGTTCCAATTCATTTCTAAAATCTTTGTTAAGCAGCAACCGCCCTACCTGGCGAACTTGCAATTCAAGATGGATGTACCGAAGTTCTTTGTCTAAAGCAGATGGTAATTTAGATAAATCCAACTCCAACATGTCGCTATATCGATCCGCACGTGACTTAGTGAAATTAGCACCTGTGGTTGCGATGTCTAAAGCTTGCAAATTGTTTTCTGCAAGGTTTTTATCCTGCATTCTGTCTTGTTCATTTGAACGTAAACGGTCATAAGTTGCAGGTACATAGCCGCCTTTGTATTCTCCAAACGGAGTATTTACAGGTGTTGTTGGCAATTCATCAAAATAACGGCCGTTGATCTTTTTATGTGTGATTTGCGCTTTTTGTTTATAACTATCGAATAAATCCCAAAACTTTTGAATCGTGTCCATATCAGTTTTGGTGATCGTGCCTTCTACAATCATTCGATTAAAGAATTGGTCCCACGCGCTGAAATCAACTGAGCCATCCTCTAACCGCTGCCCCCACCCATAACCAAGTACTAAACGTTCTTTGTTACTCATATTGCCTGTATGCATGATCGCATGTAGCAATGATTGCTTTCCAACGAACGTAAAGTTGTTTAATTCAGGCGCAGCAATCTTAGAATTATCTAATTTTCCAAAGCCTTCAAAAGTTTTAACGACATCGTTCAACATTTTGGCTTTGTCTATACGGTACTTAGCCAACGCATCTTGCATAGGATTAAGAATATATTCACGGTATTTACCTGTTACACCGCCGTCTAACCAAGTCACAACTTGATCCACGCGTTTAGCAGATGCGCCTAACTCCATCAATTTTGTTTTTAACTCTGCTGTTTTATTTTTACCAAGTAAATCTTGTTGAATTTTCTCTATGCTTTTTTTGCCGCCTGATTGCTGTATTAATTCTTGACGAACTTGTTCACGTTCCAAGCCTTCATTGGTTGTGTGCCAAACCATGTTTTCTTTTGAACGATGCCATAGCGTTTCTACAGCTGCCATGACCGCACCAAAGTCTTCTAAGGAAAGGTTTTTATAATCTTGGTTTTCAGGCAATGCGCCAATGTTTTGGATCTCTGCATAAGTTGTTGGGTCATACTTTCTAATCAAATCAAGTTGCTGTTCATAGTTAGACGAATCACGACCCAAACCATATTTACCTAAAATCCCACGTGCAGCGGTTACCATGTCAAAATCACGGTTTTTTGATAATTTCTCATTATTGCCAAAAACCTTTTTCACAAGGTTTAGGCTTTTTTGCACTTGGTCTTTTGCATCATAGCTGTACTTGGTTGCGTAGAATTGAACAAGTTGATTGCGCTTGTGACGTGCGGCTTCGACTGTTTCACCTTTTCTAAACGCATCGTTTGCCATGCGTCCCAAACGCGCATCATCTTGCGCACGCATATGGGGTCGAATGTCACGTATCTTTTGGCGCTGGACCATATCACTCGCTACTGTTTTAGCTGCCTCATTTAAAGCAGATTTACGGCCCATCAAGCCATTTAATGCAGCCATTTCAGCGGACAACATCCGAGCGCGAATATCATTATGCAAAGCGGATTCAACTGCTTCTGTAATACTCTGCGGATCGTAGAACTCAGAATATTGAACAGCCATACGTTCATCAGTAAGTTGGTCAATACGCTGTTTTGGTGTAGGTGAATTTATTAAGTCACGGATTAAAGCATCCCCACTTTCAAACCCAAACATTTCTGCAACTAGATCGGGGTTTTCACCGCCACGCTGTGCTAATCCATACGCACCTTTAGAAATTGTTTTGAATACTTCACTGTCTTTGCTGTCTTTGCCGTATTTAGCCTCAATCCAGTCTAAAGACAACTTACCCTTGGTTACCTTGCCTTCTGCATATCCTTGCAAAATATCCATGTCTTGCGCGTATTCAAGCAATGCGGGTTCAACTTGGTTTGAGTAATGTTTATTGCCAATTAGTTCATCTGCAAAACGATCCTCTAATTCTCTTGAATCAAATTTTCCGTTTTCATCTTTGGCTAAATAACCAAGCTCGGCCAAACGTTCTGACATTTCTTCTATAGAAAGACCCTTTACTCTCGATTTATCTGAACGTGCTACAGGTTTATTACCAATCCCTGATTTGATTTTAGCCGGTTGATCGATGCCCCAAGTTGATTCGATCTCAATTGAGTCTAGACCACCTAATTTGGCGATAGCTTCAAACAAAGTGTCGCGCTCAGGTTGAACGTTATTTAAGTCTCGCTTTTCTGCTTTTTCTAATGGTTGACGTAAAAACATCATGGCCTGATAAATCGGTTCTTGTGCTACGTCCTTTGCAATCTCTTGTTTTACTGACTCACGCTTTTTATTCGCTTCACGTTGTAACGTGCGCATGTACTTAGTTTTTTGTTTTTGATACCAGGATAAATTTTGAAGTGTTTTTTGCTCCAGCGTATTGATCGCTAATTCTGTGGCTACCTCATGGTCTTGTCGCATTTCATCATAATCTTTTGGATTAATACCCAAACGCATTGCATCGTCCTGCTGGATTAGCATTTCTAAATTGGATGCAGCTTGTGCTTCTTGGATTGCACTTTCGGTTGCAAGCATACGATCCATTACGCCAGTGATATCACTATTCAACTCGGCACGATCGTTAATACCTAAGAATTTTTCTACATTGCGATATACAGCAATCATGAACTGACGAAAGCGATTGAACACTTGTTTCAAATCTACGCTTGGTGCTTTACCTGTATAGACATACTGCTCGAAAGTTTCTGCAAATTTTTCATGCACTTCAGTCTTTTCAGCGTCAGTGAAAAAATCCCATTCACCAATATCTTTAAAATCGGCCTTTGCCCATTTCAATACTGTCTCCATGTCTTGGCGAACTTGCAAAGGCGCATCTGGACGCATTGCTATGTCCATATTCATTTCTAAGAAATGGTGTCCAAGCTCATGCACAAAAGTAGAGAAGTCGGCATTTTTACTTAACAGAATATTAGAACCAATATCGCCGTTCGGGAACACAATAGAACCGCGCGTGCCGCCTTTGCTTTGGTTATATGCACTTTGCTCAGGCGAAGCCGCTTTGCTATTGTTTTCAGCTTTTTTAGACGGCATATCCATCTGATTAAATGTAGTTCCTTTCACCTCAGTAGAATCCACGATACGGATTGGGTAACGGTCAAAAGCTTCTTTGGCTGGTACTCCAATTTTATCGCCTAATGTTGAATAGAATGCAGATGCCAGTTCGCCTGCTGCGCGATTGTATTTAGCATTGAATGTGCCGACTTTACCAAGCTGGCTTTGGATCTCAGTTGCTACCGCTTCCCGTGAATCTTCAATTGCTTCAAATTTTGATTGTTCAGCTAAGTAAATATCAGATTCTTGGCGCATCTGTTCAGTCGTTTTTGCCAAGTTCTCTTGTGATTCTCGATAGGTCGGCATATCTGGACTAGAGCGGACGTTTTCAACAAATGCGCTTGAATCATCAAGTACAGACATTGCTGATACAAACTCGTCGACGGGGATTTGAATCGAGCCGTTAAACTCTTGAGCATTTCCAATTTGATCTTGGAGGCTTGGTGCACGTGCAAACAGATCTTCAGGCGCTATATCACGGTCTCGCAATAATTGGTTGAAAGTCTGCCCATCAATAAATACTTCATTGACTGCACCATGTTCTTCAATGGCCTGTTTTAAAAACGCTTGGCTTGCAGTTTCATCACGCTGGGCTGTTTTACTTTCTTTGTTACGATCAACCAAAGTATTGAGAATTGCAGCAAACGTACTCGATTTGACCGCTTCGTTTTGCTGTTCTTGTCTTAATTGGTCCAATGCAAATTGCGCTGTATGTTGGTTTTTAACTTTACCTGCTGAAACCATGGCGACTTCAGGCGCAGCCATTGCCATGCCTAAAACGCCCTCAAGCGCCATTTCAACAGGATCCGCCTTCTCTCCTACTGCATCCGCTGCACCTTGCACAGAATAAACGCCTGCTGCCCCCTGAATAACAGCTTGTCCGCCTACTGTGCGCAACGGACCCCCAAAGCCTACAGGCAACAATAGACCGCCTAGCGCAGAATATTTTGCAGAACCCCACGTTTTAGCTGACGCATAATCGATTTGTTCTTGGCGAGTTAAAAACTTTTCCCGTGCTTCTGCCATGTTCTGACCATATGATGCAACAATATCTGCAGCACCAGATCCTAGACCGCCTTCGATTGCACTTCCTGTGAATGCTGCACCGCGTGTTAAAGCTGCTGCCCTTTCCATATTCACAAGGATTGGAGCGTACTTCGCTGTACTACGTGTCAAAGTTTGAGAAAGTACGCTACCCGCCCCCGCACCTGCTGCAAAACCTAATAAAGCTGGGGGTGCTTGTTCAACAAGGAATTCGCCAAGTACGCTTGCACTACCGTTCCTAATAATTTCCTGCGCAGCACCTAATGCGCCCGCATCGTTATATTGTGCGGCCAATTGCGCTTGCTGTAATAAATCGCCCATCTCTTGAGATGCAACTGCTTTGTTCTTTACTCGCGTAGCTAGGTTTAAAAGACTGTCATTGCCCGTAACTGCATACAGTGCTGCGCCTTCTGTTTGCCCAATTGTTGCTAAAGCACGAAATGCAGCATTTGCGTACCGGTTGCCTTGATCGTTCTGATTAAGCGGTTCGGCTGACGTTGTCTGATCAATCCAGTACTTTTGATTCTGCATGTACTGATTAAATCTTGCGGCCGCATACGCCCCATTTTCTTTTAGAATTTTATCATGCGTGGTTTTTACAATCTGCTCATAGCTTTGGGGAACTAATGGCCCATTAAGTTGAGACAATAAACCTGCGTTAACGTTCGGTTTGATTTCACGTTCGGGCTTCTGATACACACCTAATTCTTGTAATCGCTTTTGTTGCTCAGGTGATGCGCCTTTGGTAATCGCGTTTTGAATATCGCTAAAACTAACAGCTTGTTTTGGATCGTTATAGCTTGAGCCAAACAATGAAACACTATCACTGATCTTTTTTAATGAGCCAAAATCGTCTAATGACACAGCCGCTTGATTTGGGTTTAGGGCGTATTTACCAAGTACGGGATCGCTTGCAATGACTTCGTTTACTTGTTTTTGTGTATTGACCTCATCCGCAACCGATGCAATCTGCTCAGGTGTTTCGGTCATCTTGTTATAATCTAATCCCAAAGATGCCGCTGCTTTGCGCGCTCGCGCTTCACTATCAGCAATCTGAGTTGCGTTCTTACCTTGGTTTTGTTCGAATAATTGACCAATAGTTAGGTTTGTTGGGTTTTGATCAGACATAATAAAAGCACTTAAGACTACGGACTTCTGTAATCTTAAATGCTGTTATATGTGATAAAGGCTTTTGCTGTTGACAGCTTAGAGGCAGATGTTTTTATGTAAGCATAAGCTATCGATTTTATCTTTAGCTTCATCAATATCATTTTCTGCATTACCCAACCGGGTGTCGATTACAGCAATCTTATCTTCTTGCTCTGAAATCAAAGAACCTTGTGCCTCAACTTTTTCTTCTAAATCTGAAACTTTATTTACTAGATCACTCCCACCACCGTTGCTTTCTATGCTTTCAATTTGAGCATTCAACGAATCAATAGAATCAGATAATTCATTGATTGTATTAACATTATAAATAGAAAATATAATTAAAATAAATATCAGAATGAACTGTAAAACTTCAGTTTTATTATACTTACCCAATTAAAGCCCCCTTCTCATCATTGCATAATAGGCATTAATATATTCTGAATTTGTAACATTGTTCAGATTTCTGCCTTGCTTTTTAAATATATTATCAATCTTTTGTTTCATTGAATCAGAAATATCCTCTTTATTTTTTACTTGAGAATAAACACGGTTGAGTTCAACTTTATCATCAAAGAAAGGTCTTGAAGTTGTAATCTGTACCTGACGATTGATATTTTTCATAACAACACGATCAAATTGATCGCGGGTTAATTTACCACCATTTTTTGCTTGCGCCTCTCTTAACGTTTGTATTAGGTCAGTTTGTACCGCAGAGTAATGGTCTATCTGTGATTTGTCAGTTTTTTTAGTGATCCCCAGCATTGGTAAATATGGCTGAATCGCGTTCGCAACGTTGTTAGGTGTTACGTCCAAGCTGTCAGCTTTACTTACATCTTTAGGCGGTTTATTCACTTCAATGTACATTTGCGTAATGTTTCGATAATCAGAAGGCGATAACCTATCTGCGTATTGGTGAACTACAGACTGCGGTTTCCCTTTGAAAAGTTCATCTTTATTCAGCATGATTGTGCTGTAAATAGTCGGGTCTGTTTTTACAGGCTTCTCATAAAGCGATTTACTAACTGACCGTAAACTATCAATTTGATTAGGCTTGAGAACAGATACAACATTTACAGGCAATTGCTCAAATGTCGATTGGCCAGTGATTAAGCTGTTATGCAAATCGCTATAAACTTGATCCTGCTGATCTGTTTTAATTTTATCTTGGGCTGCAAACATCTGATTTAAGCGAGTTTGGGCTTTCCCTTTTACTTCTGATGAGGCACCACTATTCCACACCACGTCGAAAGCCTTTTCTCGTGATCGACCTGGTTGACTCGCGTAACGACCAAAACCATCGTTGAGCCAGTTGTCCATTCGCTCCAAATAAGCGCGCCCCCTTGGACCGTTAGGTTGCAAGCCTGCTAATACCCTTTTTGCATCGGCATCCCCACCATGATACTGAGCTGCAATAACCATTGGATCTTTTGTGTTATATCTTTTGCTCACATCCGAAACATAATCTAAAGCCGCATCAATTACATGGGCTGGGTTGTTTATATCCCGTTCTTTGCCTAAAGATCGATCCCACTTATACCCATTTTTTTGATCCGACTTGCCGTTCCAAGTTGCAGGTATGAATTGCATAATTGATCTGGCACCAACCTCTGAGACTTGATTGTTATTAGACTTTTCGCCTGCCAAACGAAGACCAAGAACAAGGGGCACAAAATGTTCTAAGCCTTTATCTTTTGCAGCTTGAACCGTATAGATATCTAAGCGCTGATCATTGTATTTAATGTGCTTCATTTCTTCAGGCGTTAGACTTTGCAGCTCATCCACTGCTTGTTTAGCTGCTTGTGGCGGTAGATTTAAAGCGAAGTTACTATTTTCATCTGTACCGAAGGACGCTGATTCAACCAAAGCATCGACTTGGCGTTCCTCTAGTTTTTGCTGGATTAACTTAGTTGCCTTGAATGAATCGTTTAGAGAAATTTCATCTTTATATTTATCGCGGTATTGCACTGCACCACGTAAATCGTGGTTTTCAATAAACGAATTAATATTGCCAATATGTGCTTGGGTAATTGTACCTAAATAAATATTTTCTGCCTCAATAGCAGACTTGCCATCCAATTGTGCTGATTTATTAATTGCCGCTTTTAGATTTAATCGATCCTCATCAATCAAAGCGTAATTAGCTGGGTTCTCATTAATGTTTCGAATGTATCGATCGGCTGAAGCTGAATAAACACTTTTCTGGTACGTATCGTTTTCACGAACGAAATAGTTTTGCAGATTAGATTTAAAAGCAACGCTATCTCTTGATGCCAATTGGTTAAACATTTGGCGCTGACGGTTATTACCAAGCTTTGACGTGATTTCGCTTACACCATCTTGGTAGGCCCGTGAATAGTAATCTACAAAACCGCCGCCTTGACCGTCATTAAACCCAACTACATCTGCGCCTTTTTTATTACTGAATCCATCAATATTGTTAGTTTGAAGATGATTTTTTAAAGTGGCTAATTGGTTTTCAGCGTCCATTACCCGGACACGATCAGATTCATCATTAAACTGATTAACAGCTTGTGCACCTGCACCAACAAATCCTGTAAGCGCATCAAGTTGATTGCCTACCGCATTGACCGCTTCACCAGGTGTTAAACCTCCACGTATCTGAACTGAAGGTGCTTGCGCCTCATTTACTTGAGATTTGAAAACAGGTACACGCATTATTTACCGCCTCCTAAGCCTTGCAAACCACCTGCTTGCATAAATGATCCTGCCCCATCAAGTAAAGCATCAAATATTGGATTGATAGAGTTGGCTTGTACGCGCAGGCCGCGGGCTTGGTTTACATAATTTGTTTTATTAACCTGATGTCCCCAAGACTGCAAAGCCGCGTTGTAGCGTAATGTGTCAATATCACTTTGCGCCTGCATTTCTGTACTTGCCAATAAATCAATTGCTGAACCTTGTGAAACATCAATCCCATTATCGGCAAGCGCATTTATTTGACTCGATTTAAAGGACGATACTTCTCGTTGATAATCTTCGACCTGATTTTGTCCGTACTCAATTGCGTTTCGTGCTTGAATATCTTCTTGTGTCGCATTGATATCTGCGATTTGCGCTTGTTGCTTATACGCTTTTTTTGCAGCCTTAGATTTGTTATATGTGTTTAAAGCCTTAAATCCTGCAAAAGCAGCAGCTGGTGCTATCGCCATTTATGCCACCATTGCAAATGGATAGAACAATTCGCCATTTGCCCCATAAGGTTCTGCTTCACCCATTTTGAAACCGAGTCGCTTCAGGAAAGAAACTGCAGTTTCATTTTTTGCATGAACATGGTTTTCAAGCACAGAATAATTTTCTTTCATTTCGGCAAGAATGTTTTGTGCCTGCTTATAAAATTCTTTCTGATATGTGTTGATATGGACCGTACCCAATAGCCACGGGCAACCGACATTGCCGAGCATACTTGTTAAACCCACACCACAGATAAAAAGAAGCTTGCCATTAACAATGACCGCCCAAGCATCGCGAGAATATTTAACGCTTGTCTTAATTTGCCAAGCGAAATTGTCGTTGAAATATGCTTTCATTTCTTCTTTATCAGCTGGACGCAGATTTTCAACAAGAATTCGAATATCGCGCTCAGTTGGTTTGCGGATCTCAATATTAGTAATTGTCATTGGAATTCCACCTCTATAGCTAATAACTTCATAGGTAAAGGTTTATCATGTTTTACAGTAATTTGTAGGTCCTTTTGGTATGTACTGGCAACAGGAACTTGGATAAAACTATTAAGCAAATTTAATGATTGCCCATAGTTTTCATTCGAACGCGGTTTATATTCCGTAAGTTTGTTTGGATCAGTACCCGCCCATATTCCTTGCGTTTCCTGCACACGTAAGTGTACTTGAGTTGCTGTTTTTGGTTTTGCAGGATGAGTGCTTTGTGATATTAAAGGCAGTGTTTGGATCTCGCCTGTATAACTCAAGCCAACCCACACATTTGTTAATTCCCTATCTAATGTGATTTCTCCACCTGTAACTGTTTTAGGAGGCTTCACCCCACCGTCAGCAAAGATTGAAACCTCGCGCCCTTCTAGCCAGTCCAATCCCGTGATTGTTTGCGTTGGTAACCCCTTGTATTGAATAGAGCTATCCAAAAAACATTTATCTTTCATATCGATCGGTTGACGCATTAAAAGACGTTCAATAGTTCTAATCCCTTCACGCTCTACAACACAATACAAAACAGTTTGTGAGTCTTCAGGGATTGCTGCAACAGATAGGTATTTGCCTTGAGTGCGATGCTCCGCCCAAGCCCAAACTTGTTGTTGTGCGTTATACGTTAGTGAAAGAAGAACACCATCATTACGCACAAAATAGATAATATCCAAAGGATTACGCACCAAAGCACAATCAATAATTTTGTAGCCATCAAACAAATGTGGGCAAACCAAGGACAAATCAATTGTTTGATATGCGGAGTTAATGCCTTGTGACATTGATATTTCGTGAATATGCCCCGTTTGGTCTGATGAGAATATTGTGGCCCCATCTATTTCAACAGGTGTTACATCATTTGCACCAGTGCTTGAGCTTTTCTTAGCATTGACACTTGCAGCAGTCATCGCCCCATCTGACGAGACTTTCCAAAGTGCGCCGCTGGTTAAAATCAACAAATCATCCATAGGAACAAGATGTTTAACGCCGTTTCCATCGCGTGCAGCAAAACGAATTTGGATCGAGTCAGTATCTTGCAATGGGATGTGATACCCGAAATTATCGTCTGTAGCTGTGCGTGACATACGCAACCACTGCGGTGATTGATACCCACCACCATAAACTTTGCGTTGCCCATGATAAGCAATCGCTGTTGGGAAAAATTCAAATGGATTTCGAATTAAAGGCGGAGTAATAGCCCCATTAGTTTCAATATTGTCATCGGTAAAGCTTAGCTCTGTTGTTTCACCAATATAGCTTGCTAATCCCGAACGTAATTTGAAAACGTTATAACGGGTTGCGCCTGTGACCGCATCCCAGGTTAGAACATTATTGTTCCCTGCTAATGTCAGATCGTTTTTTAGAATAGGTGATTTTGCAGATGCTTGGGATTCGTTTTCTTCATTTATAGCTGTAACTTGATAAACATAATCGCGTTCTACATACCCTGTTGTATTTGGTTTATTGGCAGTGCCTAATAGATTCTGAGGCTGACCCAAGCCATACGAAACCGATACTAATTCAGTTTCCCATAGTGTTGCGCCCTTTCTAATGATTTTAAGTGGCGCGTAATTTGGGTGTGTGATTGTGATTACATCTGCAGATTGTGCATAGCGCAGTTGCATTAAATGTTCTTCTGTATACGGCAATACGAGTTCTAATGGCAGATCTAAATCGTTTAAAAGAATACCGCCGTCAGCAAAAAAATTAACCGCGTTTTTCCGTATAGCTAAAACGACTGCTTGTTCTTCACTAAATACGAATCGAACTAAACGGATGATGCCTTTATCCAATGTGTAATGGTAAATGTATTGTGAACCCGCTCGAAATGTAAGACCGCCGTATAGCTCAACGACAAAGTTTGTGCATTTAGCTACACCAGTTTGATATTTTGCTTGGTCGTATCGGCTAAACATTTCGGATGAGACAATGCCGCCATTAAAGGATAATTGCATGGTTATCTCGCTTGAATCAAAGAGCCTTCGAAATCAGGTCGGTTTTCTATTCGGTGTTGTTGCAAGTCTTTGTTGATCGCTTCTGTTTTGGCCATCGCAAACTGCTGTTCAGTTTTGTCTTGTTTTTCTTTGCTTTGTGCTAATGGGCCCGCAATTCGCCAAGCCAATAAATATGACAAAGCAATTTTAAATTTAGGCGGTAATTTAGCAAGGTCCTTTATGTCACGCACATAACGCAAAATCGGTGCTGGATCTTCTGTAAAAAGATGATCGCCTTCAATGAAAAAGCGTTCACCTGATTCAAGCTGAAACGGACGAATAAAATCACTTGGCAAAACATAAGCTGGCTTTGCTAAATACCCTGCATCAATATTCAAGGGCAAACTAGCAACAGCAAATGTCCATTGGTGATCATCATCCAATAGTTCCTGTCTGCAAATTGGGTAGTAAGTACTACACAATCGTGCATGTGGTGTTTGTTCCGTAGGATCATTAACAACATAGCCCTGCGCAAGATGCGACAGGGCTAGATTGAAAAGATCAGTAATTGATCTCATATGGTTTTACCCTGTTTTAAAACAATTCGATTCGACTACCTAAAATCGTGTAGTACCAGTTCATTGCATCACATTGTTCATTCAATAGAGCCCACCCTTTATCATCAATAAAATCGGGTTGACCTTTTTGAATGAATTCAATCAACTTATCTCGTCGCTCTTTTAACTCTTGATACTCAAGGCGAACACGATCTTGCGGAGTCTGGCTTTGATGGTATGATTTTTCAAACACATCACGCGGTGACCATGAGATATAACCTGCATGGCGTTCATCGTTCGGCTTGCCGCCGTCAACATATTCGACTAAATACCCTTGCTCAGAAGGATTTTCGTTTTCAGGGATCTGCCATCCGCGATAATCGTTGTATTCACCACGTGTCATCGTGGTCGCTAGAACAGACTTGGTGCCAATGTACGCACACAAAGATAAAGCTATTAATTTTTTTGTCATCGTTATGCCTATTCGATACGTTTACTTGGTGAAAGACCCGTACGGATACGGGCCTTATGCATTAGCTCAAAAGGTCTGATTCTTCTAACAACTCAACAAGCTGAGCCTTAGTTTCTGAGCCGTTAAGTTCAATGTCTTTTGCAACGGCTGCTGCGGTTAAAGCTTCTTTATTCATGCGTGAATAATTGCTGTTAGCGTCATTATTAGCAGGCTTTGGATCAACATCATCAAACCATAACCCTGTTTCTTCTTCGCCAACCGCAAACACTTCACCATCTTGGATAAGACGGTCTTTGTAGAAGCCCTTTTGATTTGCACGTACTTGTTTTAAGCTTTCCATGTTTAAGCCCCTGCATAAACTGGATAAGCTGCTTGCACATCACGATGATCTGAGACATGTGCAAAAACAGTACCTGCAGTGAATGGGCCGCTTGCTACAACATAATTCAAGCGGACATAACGCTTAGGCTTAACAGGCAACATCACTTCGCCAATTACACCTGAATTAAGCTCTGCACCTGTATATGCACGTGAGCTTTCGATAGTAGCCCATGTAGAGTTATCAGATGATTCCTGCAATTGGACGGTTACTGTCGCAGTCGTTGGTGAAAGGTTTTTACCACGTAGCAAAACGGGTAAGCGATTGACACTCGTTGATGCTTTCTGCAAATCAAGTGTGTCAGTAGAAGTTGCTGTGGCTGTGATGGCTTGATCCATCGACAGCACGAGTAATTTATCAATTAACATACTTACTCCTTAAACCACGCGAGATTCGGTGTTCAGTAAAGCATCAACACGACGGATAGGCATGCCATCAAACTTGGTTACGCTATGCCCGCCCTGTTCTTCAACAGTGATACGAACATTCGAACCTTTGACGCTTTGACGACGTAAGAAAGACGAGATGGTACGGTTTGCATAAATTGCAACGCGACCCGATGTTTTATGCGGAAGTAACTCAGCTGCTTGAGCGAGTAGATCAAACAGATCCGCGCCTGCACTAGCATCTTTGGTTAATGCAGTCACATCAATGTTTGCAATACGAACTACCGCACGCCAATCGCGTACTGTCACGCCTGCATTCCATTCGAAATGAGTGCGTAGCACCTGGTGCATCAAGCCGCCCGCTTCTTCTTTGGTGGTTTCACCTAAATTGCGAATTTGCAGGCCTGCTTTGGTACCACGTGGGTAAATGCCATGAACAGTGTCTTTATGCCAAACCACGAACCAAATAGAAGTGTTGTTGTTGCCTGTGCCGCCAGCATCTAGGATGTTGCGCTTATTTGCAGGGTTTGTTTGGGCAATGTCGTTAAATCGTGGTGCAAAACCTGTAAATGCCGCAGGTGTATCACGCGAATTGCCGTAAATGAGTGTTTCACCCATTGTTTGTGACATACCTTCAACAAATGCTGCGTCTTCACTTGCACGCCATTCTTGTGGGTTTTGCTCCATTTCATAAAGTTTTTTATCAACTTCAGAATATGATTCGAGCAATCCGCAAGTGTCACGGATAGCCGCTGTTGCTGATTTCTCAGATGGCACACCGTAGTTTAATAAACGCCAAGCACCTTTCGGCAAACCTGTACGAATTGTTGTTTTATGACCTGTGCCGTCATTGGCTTCAACCCACACCATATCAGCGAGCAATTCGTTACTCGCTGCTAAGATCTCAATCACTGCACTTTCGGGCGTTTGTCCGTAGCGCGCAGCTAGATCCATGAGGGTTGGTTGTAATTGTGCGACTAAAGACATAATAAGCCCTCTGTTAGTTATTTATCGCTATTGCCATACCAAAGTTGACCGAGACTTGGTGTAGAAGTGTTGTTGCCGTTACCTGTGACAATACTGTCAGGTTGTAATAGCTTGCCTACTTCTGTCATAAACCCAATCACATCTGGATGGTTGCCAAGTCCGCTACTAACTAGAAGCTTAGAGATTTTATCGCCGCGAGGTAAGGTGAGAGCCTTTTGCGCTGTCAACAGGCTTTGTTGCAATTTTTCACCGCCATATTCTGCATCGGCACGTGTTGCATCAATCCAAGAGCGAACCATTTGCTGCTGTTCTGCAACTTGGCGTTGCTGCATTTGAACGCCCAAATCAACAATTTTTTGCACCGCTTCTTGCGGCATTTTGAATTGTTGACCAAGTTCTTGCAGAACCTTTGAATCATCTCCGTTAAGTTCAAAACCTTCAGGCATCGTGAAATCTGTATAAGTAATCGGCTGTTCGGCAGCAGGCGGTTGCTCACCTCCTAACAAAGTTTCAGTAACAGGATTGTCAGTTGTAGCAGCAGAAGTTGCCGCAGGTTGAGTTGTGGTAGTTGCTGTGCCTGGTGCATCTGTAGTCGCAGGTGCAGCCGTTGTTGTAGCAGGCGTATCAGTCGTTGTCGCTGGCGCGTTGTTGTTCTCGCTCATTTTTAGCTCTCTCTTCAGTTTCTTGAATTTGTTTAAAACGCATTTTCTGCATGTCTAACCATGCATCTGTGCTAACCGTGGTAATTTCTGCAAGTAAGAAAAGACCAAACTCTCTACGCCCTTCCAAAAATGCAAAATCTGTAGGCTGTGCGCCATTTGCATATGTTGGTTCGTAAAGCTTTGCTCTTTCGATTAATCGCATTAAAAATCGTTTTCCAAAATCTGTTGCAAGTATTGACTCAATGTCTTTGACTTCTTGTTCACGTTGCAATTCATATTGGCTTTTAGGCATCAACGAATCCTCCGCCAATAGCAGCATCCGTCAGTGCATCGGTGTTTACTTCACTGACTGTGCGTAGCGCTTCAGCCTGCTGTTTACTTGCATTGGATTGCTGCAACATTGCTTCCTGTTGAGCTGCTACTTGTTGCTGTTCAGCTCGCTGGGTTCTGATTTGCTCTACTGCTTTCTTATCACGGAAAATTGTAGGCGATGCGCCAATAGTGTCTGCGTACTCATCAAGGAATTTATCAGTATCAAATTTGTCTAAAACTTGCTGATCGACTTGGGCAATTTGCCCTACCATTGCGAGCATTTGTTGCAGATTCGATGCACCAGTAGCACGTTGCGCCAAGGCAAGGATGGATACGAATTCGATCTTAATATCTGATCCTTGGATTGCTTCAGGCGCTGTTTCGGTCAAATAAGGTGTGCTTTCTAAAACACGTAATACGCACAGCTCTACAAGTGGGCGTAATAACTCATCGATCTGTCGTTCTACCACTGGGCCAAGCATAAGCATCTTTTCATTTTTGCGCTCATACACTTCTGTCGCTGTCATCTTGCCTTGATCGTATTGATCGAGCATTAAGAATAAATCTTTGAAAAACGCCCTGTTCACCCGCTCTTGGCATTGAGCTATTGAAGTGAATACACCATCTACAGCAAATTGCACATTCATCATTGGCTGTACTTGTGCAACGTTTCCTGTTGGGCTTGGGTTGTAGAAAGCTATGCCATTGGGCAATGTCTCTCTTTCCTGCCCTTTCAAATAGGAAGGTAAAAGCATTGGTGGATTGACCTGATAATCAACCCCTTTTGCAAATTGTTGATGCGCTTTCTGTAATGCTCGCATATCACCGAAGCAATCCGTTGCTGGCGACTCACCATACACATCACTACTTGATACCGTCCAACGGCCACAGATAACCTCAAAACTTTCTAGACCACTCTCACGTAGCAGTTTGTCTTGTGTATTAGCTTCATAGTAAACAGATGCGTATTTCATGTTCTTAGCGCCAAATCCTTTGGCACCAACGCGTTGGTAAATTGCGTGATGAATAACAAATTCTTGTTCTATGTTGTCGCTCTCATATGCTTGTTTGACTGTATCGGATACGGCATCTTCGCCAAAGTAGGCAATCATGTTTTCAACGGTCAGTTTGAACTTACGATAAACGCCGTTAGGCTTGTTAAAGGCATCTGTGGTAATTGCATATTCACCAAAACACATTGGAATTAAATCCATTAGCTCGGAATCATCCGAACGTGGCGCAAGTGCTGCACAAGTTCCAAATGCGCCCTCTTGCAGATAGCAATTGTGAATAGTTCTATACACATTGCTTTTTGCAAAGGTTGAATAGCAAATGTCCTGCAATTCTTTTAGCCATTGCTTCACCATCAAATCTTTTTTTAATTCGGGATCTGATGCTTCAATAACAAACCATGGTCTGCTTGGTGAACAAGTTCCTGACAACATGCCTGCAGCAAGTACTTTCAGCGCATCTTTGCCCGTGTTATCAACGATCTTGCGCCATGCTCCGCGATCATGTTTTTCTTGGTTTTTTATCGTTTTAATTGCAACAGGCAAAACGTGCAATGCAATCTCAGCGCAATAATCGTCAAGATCATTGACACGCATTTGCCAAATCTTATCAAAACGCTTTTTTAGCTTTCTGATTGCATCTTCGTTCATATTAACGACCTAAAAGAGTTTTCTTGCCTAAACGTAAATCTTCATCACTTACGCCCTGTGGATCTGTGTACAGAGTATTTGCAATTCCACCTGACATAGAGCTTTGTGCTTGTTGCATTCGGTCAATCGTGCCAGATGCATCTGCTGATTTTGCAGATTGGCGAATAGGTTGTGGTGGTGGTGCTTGGACCTGCACAGTTGGTTGTTTATTGCTGCCAAGCAATCCGCCTAACTGACTACCAATTACGCCGCCTGTTAAGGCATCTACTACTTTGTTCACACACATTTCAGTTACTCCAAAAACTTGTTTTTAGCATTATGGCAATGCAACTGCTGATCGACCTTGTTTCCTGTTGACACTACTAATCATATGGATCGTAATTTCTACGTGATTGGCTGCTATGAATGGCCTGCATCACCTTGCGTTTCGGTGTATCAATCTGCGCATTGATAATTGCAGATCCGTAATCGGGGCTTCGACCGAGGCGCTTGACGATATCTTCACGTGACTCAACTTGAATGTTCTTACCTTGCAGCGACCAACGTGGCGCTGTTAAATCTGCAAGTAATTCAGGTTCAGGCGGCAATGCAACAATGCTGTTGTACGCAGGATCTAAAGATTCACGGAGTTGCCACCAAAGTTGTGTGCGCATGTTGTGGAAAGTAAGTTGATTTGATCGGTCAAACGATGTTGCGGATTGCCGTACGTCAACTGGAATTACATGTAATCCTGATTGATTCAAGAAATCATAAGTACTTGCGCCCACTCCGATTACATCGACATGGATTGGTGCTTCATCACGCACATGGCTAACTGCAAATGATGCAGAAGCAGGACCATCTTTAGATTGAATGCCTTCAAGTACATTCGCCCGGTTATACCAATGTCCATGACGCGCATAGCCGATTGTGCTGTCTTTACCGCCTCGTGCAACGTCAAGGCCGTATGAATCCATTGGGAAATCGCCCTTGTACAAAACGCGCATTTCGTCTTCAGGTTTCCAACGTGCTTGTGCAGCTTCTACCCATTCTGTTGGGATAACTTGCCATGGATCATCTTCAATGCCTGCGCCGAAATCGCCGTATAGCATTTGCGACCGTAAAGGCTCAGGCAAGGATTGCAGTACGCTCATATATCCTGTCTCCATGTAGTATTTATTGTCTGTCACACGTGCAGGAATGAATGTGCGTGACATAGGTTTGATAATGTGCTCAGGTTTAAATTTGGTAGAATCAAAGTCATAGACCACTTGATCGTCTATCAACACAAATGGTTTGTTGTTCTCAACTTCATGGTCCTTGCCCTTTACGGTTGCAAACCAACGTAGTTCGCCGGGCGCTGCTGGCTTTTGATGTCCTTTCTTAATCCATGGTGCAAAGTAATTAATCACCCATCGACCATCGGCATTTGTTGGTGGGTTGAAGGTCATAAGCACTTTGGATTTGATTCTAGGATCTGAAGAACGGTTCCAACCCATTACAAATCGCGCTTGGTATTCGCGGATCTCTGTTGCTTCATCCAAGGCCTTCAAGTCGTGTGCACGACCTTGCCAACGCTTCTCATCACCTGGGTTATCCAATCCGCCGAATTCAATTAGATGGCCGCATCCCAAATTCCAAAATGATTTCTGCGAGTTGAATCCTTTCTTATGCCCTAGGATTTCTTCTGTACGTTGCACAATACCTTCTGTTTGCGCTTTCTCGCGACGTACAACAAGCACACGCTTATGTTTGTTTAGCGCAGATCCAACGATCAAGTCGGTCTTTCCTCCGCCTGCTGCACCGCCGTAGCCAATTACATCGGCATGCGATAAATACGCTGCTAGTTGTGGTCCTTCAAGCGGAAACCACACAGGCGCATTGGCAAGTAACTTGCTGATTTCTGCTTGTTCATCATCATCAAGCGATAGTAAATATTGCTCAATTTCTGATTCGCTCATATCCGCAAGCAATGCAAGAATCTGTTCGTCAGTGTTTTTGGTCATATATCCATCCAATCTTCTTTCCCAAAAACGAGCATGTAGCTAATCGCAGATACGAACCAAATATCTGCTAGTTCTTTATGGTTCGTATCACCAAAAAGTTTGAAATAAAGTGATGCGCTACCTATAAACATCATCCAAGTGAAGTAATTAATTGCCTTTTTCTTACTTACTATTTTTAGTAGGACCATAATCAAAGTGGCAATGGCTATGATTAGTGGCAAAAGCGACAAACTTAGAATCGTGCTCATGATCAATACCCGCCATGTTTAATAAACCATATGCCTATGGCTATGCCTAAAGCGACAATCAAAATTGCTTCAAATGGAGTCAACATGGTTCTCCTTGCAACAAGCGCATTGCTCTAACTCAGGCGTAATAACCTGATCGTTGTTATCAAATTGCAATTGACCTAATGCAGACCAATACATCCTACGAAGTTCTGGCGTGTCTTGTAGGTGGAGAAATGCAAGTTCAAATTGGTATGTGCATGTTGCGTTATGTCCATGTGGGTTGCTATGTGCGTGTTGATTAGCTAAACAGATTTCCCAAGCCAATTGCACAGCAGCGATTTTGTACTGCCCATCTTCATAAATAAAAAGGCGCTCGCCATGTTGAAATACAAGTTTCTGATAACTCAGTGTGTTCTTGATTGATTGTTCAAATTGTTCACGCATCTTTCTTCTCCTTATTCGCTTTGTGCAACTTAGCCAAAGCAGATAGCTTTTTGCTTGCAGATTTAGTGTCTGTTAATGGGTTATCGGGATCATTGCTGTGAACAAGGTGATCTTTGAACATGCCAAGATGCTTGCCCATATCGACTAATGCAGATCGCTTATCGCTGAGTTTGAACTTGGTGCGCTTCACATTACGAGCATCGTCTCCGCGCCCCTCTGTGTACTCCTCAACGACAATTTCACTAATTGCAGCTGCTTGATCACGTGTAAGAGTAGAAAAATCAGTTACTGGATCACCGCCGTTTGTGATGGTGATGTAATCAAGCATGTTGCTAAATCCGATTTTCTCTAATTCTTTCATCACTTTATCTTGTGTGATCTTTGTGCGTTCGGTGATTTCCGCTTCACCAATTTCAATGGCTTTTTTAACTTCAGGTTTTCTCAAGTTTTCTTCACCGATTGAATACGCAGTTTTTGCAGAATACCCAGCGCGAATTGCAGCTTGCGTTGCGTTACGATCAACCAGATATTCATTGACAAATCTTTGTTGTTTTCCGCGTAAAGCCATTAGATAACCTCCTTATAGCAATACCCATTGCAAATACGTCTAGCCATTTCGTGTGATATCTCGTACTTGTGACCAAGCTGACGCAACGAAAGGCCTGATTTATATAATTCTCGAATGTTTTTCACATCATCCTCAGATACTTTTGGCGTAGAGCAACGTTTTACCTTGTCTTTCACCACGTACTGCGGAAGAAACGCTAATACAGGCATGTCGCCCTCCTGCCAAACCGTTAAATTTTTCGTTTTTGTCTTTTTAGTGGCGTTAAGGCGTTTAAATATGTTTTTTATGGAAAGTCCTATATATATAAATAGAAAGTTCCTGAAAATTACGCCCTAAACGCCTTAACGCCACCTGCCGACCACTACAAACACGTAAAATATTGCGAATACGCAAAAAGCTACGTGTTCGACCCATAAAACTAATTACTAGGTGTGTCAAAATCCGCAAATTCTGCGGAAACACGCACGCGAATACCCAGCATTTTCCTTGCACCGTTTACGCCTTTAGCTGTTCGGAACCTACTACTTAAACGACGCCCTAAACTTCTTGCAGTTGGGATGTACCTTAATTCGCCATTTTTAACCGCGTAGGTTTGCCAACTTGCCCATAAATTTGCAGATAAATCCCAAACCTTTTCCGTGTCACCGAGCTCGCAGCATTCACTAATCCAATCCTTGAGCAGATCCATTTCGTCTTTATATTCGTCACGTGCCGCTTTCGTTTTGCCAGGTTCCTGCAATCCATCCTGCTGATACTCAAGCGCACCGCGCACCAACCAAGCCAAAACGCCTTCAATCTCAGCAAGCAATTTCTCTGATCGATTTGTGTCTTTGACTAAGGTTTTGTCTGCGTCATAGTTGCGCTGAAAAGGCACCATCATTAATCGACGCCAAATCCCATGGTCACCGCCCTTAATAATCGGTTTATGGTTAGTTGGCATGATCGTGGTCCATGTCGGCTTGAACTCAACTGAACCCTTGGCATAGAGGCCACGTGCAGTCACCGACTCGCCGCCTGTTAATGACTTAACAAGGCCCTCTTTCAATTCTTGGTTTTCTTCAGGCTCGTTCACATAGACAAAGCGCGAACCACGTAATCGAAGTAAATCTTCACGTGCACCGCCTGCACTGCTCTTGCCCGCACCTAAAAACGTTTCAGCTGGTGTTGTTTTGGCATAATCACCAAGCGCCTTGAAAATCGTTGTTAGGATCGTGGATTTACCATTAGAGCCATCACCGAATGGGATGATCATCAAGTTTTCTTTTGGATTGCCTAGAATTGAGTACCCCATCAAACGACGAAAGAAATCCGCCATTTCTTGATCACCAAAAAAGGCATCAAGTACGGTTGCTTCGAATAATGGGCATTTCGCTTTGTGGTTGTAATCAACGCCTGTGCTATTGGTAATCAGCAAGTCCTGATTAGGTTTGACCAGATCACCCGTGCGTAAGTCCACAGCACCATTGGCACAACCAAGAAGATAAATGTCGCTGTCCAATTCGTTGAAAGGTACAAGAACACGCGGATCTGATTGAGCAAGAGACACCATGTTTTTAACCATGAACGCCTTTTGACTCGCTGCACAGAATTGATAGAACTCAGCACGCTGAGCATCGTCATCAATCTTTTTGGCTTCATCGCCTAAAGCTAAAACAGTTTGCTTTGCATATTGCTCGATAACCATGTTCACACATGGTTCCCAATAAATGCTATTCCAACGGAACCAACAACTTGTTTCTGCTACATACATAATCTCAGTGCCATAGGCATCAAGCATTCTTGAAGCATTGCCGAATTCAGTCATCGGGCGCTTTTGAGCATCATCCAGTGCGATTTGCACCTTCTTGCCACCCATAGCGATATTGATTTCGCGTTGTGTAATAGATACTTTTGAAAGTTGCTTGAATCGTTGCTGTAACAGGCCCGAAAGCTCAACACGTAAAGCAACGTCAGTGCCTGCAACCTTACCTGCTTCTTTGGCCACAACTTGCAAGAGCTCTTGTGTCTCTTGGCATTCAATGATTTTGTTTTTTATATCAGCTAGAACTTTGCGTTTTTCTAAACGTATTTTTTCTTGCTTTGATTCGCGCCCAACTTTGAGTAGCCAATGCGCTGTGATGATATTTGAACCTGTTTGCTCAAAGGTCCCCCATCTATATTCGTGGTCTTCAAACGAAGAATAATTGCTTGCTGTTGCTGCCCAGTCGTTCCAAAGCTGCAAAGCATCATCACTGGCACTGAACTCGTGATGCAAAGACATGCCCACACGAACCCAAGTTTCAAAATCTTCATTGTCGATATAACCTAAATATTTTTTTGCATCGTCAAGCGACCATCCGATAGTCGCAGTTATATTGTTTAGAAAGTCTTCGTCATCATCCAATTCGCTAGACGTCAAAGCGCCCACACGTGACTTGCTATTTTTGACGCGCAATAAGCCATGTTCTTCAGCCATACGTTCAAAGACCTGAACGGCTTCTGCAACTTGTTCTTTGGTAATAACAGGCAATGAATTAGCAGCAAACTCAGTAATACCACCGAAGAAATCGACCCACTCGTATGGTTGTTTTGTATCAGGGTGCACGTGGTACGCGACGAATTGTTGACCACGGCCTAACATTTCGATACGCTGTTTCTGCATTTGTTTAAAAGGTTTATCAACTTCTGTAGGGTCTGCAAACCATGCAGAAGTTGATTTTCCCCAATTCGCTTCTTCTGCTCTATACACAAGCAAAATCTTAGGCGCTCGTCCTACCCGCTCACAGCTCAGCCCTAAATTATCACGACACCAATCTGCAAATTTCTCTGCCAGCTCTGGATCAGTCACGTCGATATCAACCGCACAGATCGGGAAAGGCCCTTGACCAGTTAAGATGCCCACACCTTGATTTGCATACTTCGGCACATCAATAGCAGTGAGTCGTACATTCTGCCATTCATCCATCACAGGGCGCTTCATACCCTGCTTGATCGGGATGATCATGTAGTGATTGGCTAAGAGGTTTTTGCCGTGTTCCTTGAAATAGCTCACTCGGCACCCCCCTTGAGCGCTTGCTCTAACTCTTGCTCAAGTTCATACAAGACATTTGCTGCTTCAATGCTTGTTGACCAGCACTTTTGACGTTTGGTGCTGACAATTTTCATTACTGCATCCACCCGCTTTTGCAGCTCATCCACCTCGCTCTGGCGGTGATTCCAAGCGCGATGCTGGGCTTCTTTCTCAGCATCATTTTCATCAATTGAGAAAATTGATTCATATAGATTACGAATTTGAGCTGAATCCTCACAATCATTGACTTTGCAGAAGTCAGAGTAATGCCATTTATCGAATTCACATGTCATCCCTAAGCCCTCCCTTTAATGCAGCCCGCACAATGCCCAACACCAAAAGACAGGTATCGAGCACCATTTTTAGGGCAATGCGGTTTATGCAAAGAACGGGCTTTCTTTAATGAAGCCCCGTCAATTTTTGCTAAAAGAATGTCGCGCTTTTTCATGCCGTTGCCCCTTTTGATTCGGATAAATCTTCGAACTCTTTTGGAGCTGCAACATCAAAGCGCTCAGGGTAAAGCAGTTGCATTTCGTTAATTTCACCGTTAAAGAATTGAGCTAATTTCTCAGCCAATTCCAAAGAAGGCCGTTGTGCCCCGCTTTCAATCCGTGAAAGATTCCCTGCATCAGAGGAAACCGCAGCAGCAACTTCTGCTAGTGAATACTTATGAATTTCTCTAATGCGACGAAGTGGTGTCATCGTTTTCGCCTTGTTTTTTACTAATAACTGGAACTATGTTGCATTAAACGCAACTAATTAGCAATACATGTTGCGCATAAATTCATTGCGTTTGACGCAATATTAACGATAAAATTTCTCAACAATGCAAAACTTTGCAAATTGAGACACGTTATGAAAGCCGAATTAGGAAATGCAATTAAACAATTGCGTAGTGCTACAAAGATGAGTCAACAAACACTTGCTGAAAAGATCGGAGTCGATAAAGGCAATGTATCAAGATATGAGTCTGGCAAGCAGTACCCCGATTTCCCTACACTTGAAAAAATTGCTCAGGCATTCAATACAACTGTCTCAGAACTATTCAAAACAGCCGAAAATAAATTAGAAAATAACGTTACTCATTTGAAAAGAAACAATCTTTTGCCAGTGCTCACATGGGTACAAGCGGGAACTTTCACAAACGTTCAGGCAGTTGATTTAACAGAAGTTACAGAATGGATGCCCGCCCCAGAAGATCCATGTGATGATTGTTTTTATTTAAAAGTTAAAGGTGTAAGCAATGAGCCAGACTTTTATGAAGGCGATTATATCCTAGTCGATCCCACTGTTTGGTATTCAGATATGATCTCAGGCGATCTCATAGTAGTCCGTAAGGGAAACGATGCCACTTTCAAAAAGTTAGTAATAGAGTCTAACGGCAATAGATACCTTCAAGCACTTAATTCAAATTTTCAACCTAACATCATCCCACTAGATGAAGATTGCCATTTTGTAGGTCAAGTTGTTGATTCATTCAGAAGAACTTATAAGGTTAAAAGACGTTCGCGCCCTAATTAAAAATATAAAATTTTAAAAATCAAAGGCCTGCTTTAAAAGCAGGTTTTTTTATGCATATTTTTTAAAAATTGCGCTTGACGCAACTTTGAGTTGCGTTTAACTTATCCATATGTTGAGCCAAACGCAACAAAAGAAGGATAAAGTTATGACAATCGCAATTCCAGAATTCCGTCAACAAACCTGTGTAGCGCTAATCAGCGCTGGCATTACGCAACAAGCACAGATCATTTCAACGGTCGCTGCCCTAGAAAAGTTTGTATTCAACCTTGATGAGTACGCAGGAAAAACTTCTAACCCTGAAGTTAAGAATGCAGAAACTGAAAAGGCATCAAACAAAAAAAATAATGCTGCAGTCGAAGCACAAAAAGCAGCTGATGAATCCGCTGAAAAAGTTGCTGAAGCAGCGAGCGCAGAACAAGTTGAAGAAACTGCAGCCACTGAAACTGAAACCGTTTCAGAGGAAGCAGTTAATAAAATCACTAAGGATGACGTTACTAAAGCAATGATCGGTCTAGGTAAAAAGCACGGTCGTAAGGCAATTGCATCGGTTTTAGAGCAAGTAGGTGCCGAAAACATGTCAGGTGTTGCTGAGGCTGATTATTTGAAAGTCATTCAATTAGTTGAAGGATACGCAGCATGAAAAAAGGACGTTTCGATGAAATCGTAGAAAAGCGTTTAAACGCTGACGATTTCGCAGAACCACAAGAAATCACCCAAGGTGAAAAGATCGCTGCAATCGTATTTTTCAGCGTCATGGGTGCTTTGATTATTTACTGTGCTGCAATTAGCTACTAAGGGGTTTGCCATGACTTCACACGCTAAATTAAGCCCGTCTGCTGCACACCGTTGGATGCATTGCGCGGGCAGCATGATCCTAGAAAAAGATATCCCTGATTCTACATCTGAGCATGCGGATTTAGGTACAGCGGCTCATTTCCTTGCGTCTGAGAGCTTAGAGCAAGGTAAAAACGCGACTGATTTTCTGAACCGTCAAATCTATATCAAAGAAGGTGCAGCGCATTGGAGTGATATAGACGAGCAAATGAAATGCAGTTCTTACTTCACTGTCGATCTGGAAATGACAGAGAACGTACAGGTTTATCTTGATGCTGTGCGCTCACAGGCAGAAGGCAACGAGCTGTTAGTCGAACAACGTGTTGAGTTCTCTAACTACATCAACTCGGAAAATGCTTTCGGCACAAGTGACGCCATTGTTCTAACCGCTGATGAAATCCAAGTACACGACCTGAAATACGGTCGTGGTGTGAAAGTCGACGCAGAAAATAATGAGCAATTGAAGCTGTACGGTTTAGGCGCATTAAACGAGTTCGGTTTGATCGGCGACTTTAAACAAGTCCGAATGGTCATCCACCAACCACGCTTAGGCTATATGTCAGAAGCGGTTTGCACAATCGAAGAACTCGAAGCATTTGCACAAGAAGCTAAATCATCTGCTGAATACATCCGCTGCTTGGAAGTCGGTTTGGGCGAAGGCGATGGAGGTGCAATTGCTGATTTTGAGGGTTCTTTTAATCCAGGTGAGAAGCAATGCCAGTGGTGTAAAGCCAAAGCAAACTGCAAAGCACTTGAAAAGCACAACTTGCAAACTGTACTGGGCGATTTTGACGACCTAACAGAAGTCGATTTGCCAACTGAGATTGCACAGGCCACAGAGCAAGTCTGGATTGCTACAAACCCACAACTAAGCCGTATGTACGCAGCTATCCCCCTTCTCGAAGGCTGGATAAAGGCAGTCGATTCAGCAGTTCACCAGAAGCTACACGCTGGCGAAGCTGTTGACGGATTCAAGCTAGTTCAAGGTAAACAAGGCAACCGCACTTGGGCAAATCCTGAAGAAGCAGAAGCAATGCTTAAAAGCATGCGCCTCAAAACTGAGGAAATGTACGACCTCAAATTAATTAGCCCAACGACAGCCGAAAAACTCAAAAAAGCTGAAGTTATCGGCCCACGCCAATGGACCAAAGTAGAAGCCCTTATTACTCGTGCTGACGGTAAACCTACTGTCGCACCGATTAGCGACAAACGTCCTGCACTGGATGTAAACCCACAAAACGATTTTGACGATCTCACTGCTTAATGGAGCAATAACAATGAAATTAACTCTTAAAAACGTACGCCTTGCCTTCCCTAACTTGTTCGAAGCAAAAACAGTTAATGGAGAAGGTGAACCTGCATTCTCAGCATCTTTCTTACTTCCTGCGAACCATCCGCAGCTCAAAGAAATTAAAGATGCTATGGAAAAAGCAGGTTCAGAAAAATGGGGCGCAAAATGGCCTCAAGTTAAAAAAGAAATCGAAACCAAAGACCGCACGGCTTTGCATGATGGCGACACTAAATCTGACTATGAAGGTTTTGCAGGCCACTACTTCATTTCTTCACGCAACAAAACCCGTGTGACTGTAGTTGACCGTGACCGCACTCCGCTTGTTCAAGCTGATGGCAAACCTTATGCAGGTTGCTACGTCAACGCATCAATCGAATTGTGGTGCCAAGACAACAACTATGGCAAACGCATTAACGCTTCGCTTCGCGGCGTTCAATTCTTGAAAGATGGTGAAGCATTTGCGGGCGGCGGTGTTGCCAATGCTGACGAATTTGATGACCTTGCGGCCGACGACATGGGTGAAGATCCACTTTTCGCATAACGACCGCCAAGACCAGTGCAACACCCCACCCGACAAGTTATGAGTGTTGGGACTGGAAACAACCATAGCAGCTATTGATAAAGGTCCTCTATTTCTCCTTTAGGCAATAGCCGCCGCCACTGCGTCAGTGTGGCATCAATTTCCGAATCAAAAGAAGGACAATTAAAAATGAGCCAAACCTCAACTGATGTTTCGAATTTTATTGGCGACCTGAATGCAGGCATCTTTGAAAAGCAATTAGGTGCTGTGCTTTCTGTTGTTGCTGCTGGCGTAGTGCTTAACGGTAGACAAGGTGAAGTCACCATTAAGTTAAAGCTTAAGCAAATTTCAGACACCCAACAGGTCAATGTCGAACATTCTATCGACTATAAAACCCCAACCGCAAAAGGCGGACATTCTACCGAATATTCAGTAGGTGCCACACCGATGCACGTATTACGTGGCGGTGTGATTTCCCTTATGCCTGAAAAGGTACGCGCAACAGACTATGTAGATTAATTCTGCATAGTCCCTTTCAAACATTGATTTAAACAACACAAACCTAACCAAGAGTAAAAATCATGGAACAATCAGCAATCGAAAAAATCACACAACTTGCAATTGCAGCGCAAGGAAAAATGCCGATTAACGTTGACAGCAGCGCTTCAATTGCAATCATCCCTGCGGATTTTAAAGTTCATTCGCTTGAACAATTCAACCAAAATCGTGACCGTTTCCGCGGACGCTTTTCAACATTAGCAATCGCAGCGTTTATTGCATACGTGTCTGATCGTGGTGTCAACGGCATTAAGTCATTTATCTCAACAAAAAACGGATTATCAGCTGAAACCATTTTTAATATTGGCGATGAAGTTGCACCAGGACATGGCGACGATACTGCACGTTTAAACCTGGAAAAGACACCTGAATTTATCGCTTTAGAAAATATCGACGGTGATCGTTTCTCACAGCAAAAATTAATTGACTGGTTGGATGATTGGGCAGACTTTGTGAAACCGCATGATGCTAACGGCCCCCTGCAAACTGAAAAAGCATTACGTGCAATTCGTAATGTGAAGATTGGCCGTAGCCATGATGTAGATAGTGATGTTCGTGACATGGGCCAAAAGCTCAGCGTTACCGAATCAGTTGAAGCCGAAGGCGTAGTTGCAGGTTTGCCAACCCACTTTATTTTAACAACTGAAAGCTACAAAGGCCTACCAGTTGAAGAAATCAAAATTTCTTTCCGTATCTCAACCAAAGACGATGTACCGACGTTTGTATTGCGCTTTGTTGGACGCGATGCGCACAACCAACTTCGCGCGGATCAATTCACTGAAATTCTTGAAAGTGAATTAGCTGATTTAGGTAGCTTCTACCAAGGTTCATACCAAGCCTAAAACATAGGGCATCTAGCAATGCGCTAGATGCTTTGGAAAGTGAATGTATTGCTGACCCTCTGCGTTCACTTTACCAAAGCATAAATAAGGAAAATAAAGAAATGATCCACTACCATGGCTTGCCAATTACACCAGCTACAGCAGCTCTCGAAGCCGTAAAACAAGGGCATGCTTTTGTAAGTTATGCCCATAAACAACAGCTTGGGGTTGCTATTGAAGTTTGCCAAAGCTTTGCTGTAGATAACGGTGCCTTTAGCGCTTGGAAAAGCGGCAAGCCAGTAAAAGACTGGACTTCATTTTATGACTTTGCTTCAGAATGCATGAAGCACCCTCACTGCGACTTTATTGTTATTCCTGATGTGATCGATGGCGGAGAAGAAGATAACGATGCCCTATTAAAAGAATGCCCAATTAATAAAAGCTTTGCTGTGCCGGTGTATCACATGCACGAAAGCCTAGATCGATTACAGCGTTTAGCATCAGACTACTCAAGAATCGCATTGGGTTCTTCAGGCGAATTTGCAAATGTTGGCAGTGTGAACTGGTGGCAACGCATATCAGAAATGATGAAAATTGTTTGTGATGCAGATGGTAGACCACTAGTAAAGATGCACGGATTACGAATGCTTAATCCTAAGATATTTTCAAAAGTCCCACTTTCATCCGCTGACTCAACAAATATTGGTCGCAATATTGGGATTGATCAGAAATGGAAAGGAACATACTCACCTCCAACTAAAGAGATGCGAGCTGCAGTAATGCGTTCGCGAATCGAATCAGTTAAACCTGCACGGTTTTGGGTAGGAGAGTTTGCATGAACACTCTCTATCTCGATTTAGAAACCTACTGCGAAACCCCGATTAAAAACGGCACACATGCTTACGCTGAGAATGCCGAAATCATGGTTTTTGCATGGGCTTTAGATGACGGTCCTGTAAATGTAGAGGATTGCACTGCATACCCATTTTTGCCTTTTGAGCTCAGCAACGCTCTTAATGATCCAACCGTTAAATTGGTTGCCCATAACTCTGGCTTTGACCGCACGGTATTACGCCACGCAATGCCTAGTCGCCCTTTAGATATTGAGCGTTGGGAAGATACCATGGTTCAAGCCTTGAGCCATTCATTACCCGGTGGTCTTGATATCCTTTGTGAGATTTTCAAGATCGATCAGGACAAGGCAAAGGACAAAGCGGGTAAGCAACTCATTCAGTTATTCTGCAAACCACGTCCCGCAAACCAAAAGATCAGACGAGCTAACAGTGAAACGCATCCAGTTGAATGGGCACGATTTCTTGAATATGCCAAAAGCGATATTTTGGCTATGCGCGAATTGCATAGAAAAATCCCAAAGTGGAACTATCGCAATGCTGAATTAGCACTGTGGCATCTGGACCAAAAAATTAATGATCGTGGTGTGTGCATTGACCTTGAGCTTGTCCATACAGCAATCGAAGCTGTAGAGAAAGCGCAAAAAGGATTGGCAAAACGCACAGTTACATTAACTGATGGCGAAGTGCAAGCGGCAACCCAGCGCGACGCAATGCTTAAGCATATTCTTGAAGCACATGGCGTTTCGCTACCAGACATGCAGAAATCAACTTTAGAGCGTCGACTAAATGATGATTCGTTGCCTCTTGCTGTGCGCGAGTTGCTTGCAATCCGTCTGCAGGCATCAACCACCAGTACAGCCAAATACAACGCTCTAGCCAAAGGCACAAGCAAAGATGGCCGATTACGTGGGACGCTTCAATTTAATGGCGCTTCCCGCACAGGACGTTGGGCAGGTCGATTATTCCAACCTCAAAACTTACCGCGCCCTGCTCTTAAGCAATCTGTAATTGATGAAGGCATCGAATCCTTAAAAATCGGCTGTGCGGATCTGTTTTATGAAAATGTCATGGAACTGACCAGCTCTGCAATCCGTGGTTGTATTTGTGCGCCTGAAGGCAGAAAGCTTGTAGTCACTGACTTATCGAACATTGAAGGTCGTGCACTTGCTTGGCTTGCAGGCGAAACATGGAAGATCAAAGCATTCTATGACTTTGACGCTGGTATTGGGCATGACCTTTACAAACTGGCTTATGCAAAATCATTCAGCGTTTCGCCTGAGTCAGTAGACAAAGAGCAGCGCCAAGTGGGTAAGGTTCAGGAATTAGCCTTAGGTTATGAGGGCGGTGTGGGTGCGTTTTTAACATTCGCGGCCGCATACGGTTTAAACCTTGATGCAATGGCTGACCAAGCATACGCCAGTTTAGACCCAAGCATTTTGAATGAAGCTATCCGCGCTTGGGAATGGCATAAGAAAGAGCGCCGCACGACATTCGGACTTAAGAAAAAAACGTGGCTTGTGTGCGATTCATTTAAGCGCTCATGGCGCTATGCGCATCCGAATATCAGTGCATGGTGGAATGAACTAAGACAGGCAGCGATTGAAGCAATCAGCAATCCTGACCGTGCTGTACCATGCCGCAAAGTTACCTTTATCAAAAAAGGCTCTTGGTTATTGATTAAATTACCAAGTGGTCGATTCCTTTGCTATCCGGGTGCGAAAGCTGAAGAAAGCAAAATCTCTTATATGGGCAATAACCAGTACACACGTAAATGGGAACGCCTTTATACATACGGCGGCAAGTTTGCCGAGAACATCACACAGGCTTTTTCACGTGATGTGCTGGGCTACAACATGCCTCTAATCGAAGAATCAGGTTATGACATTTGCCTTTCTGTACATGACGAAGTGATTACCGAAACGGATGATCAACCTGAATTTAACCCTGACCATTTATCGAGTCTGCTCGCACGCAATCCAGATTGGGCAATTGATTTGCCTTTGGCGGCAGCAGGCTTTGAATCTTACCGTTATAAGAAGGACTAACGCTATGGGAAATATCGAAATTGAATTACCAATTCAACTGTTAGAAGCAGCAACAATATGTGCTTCAAAAAAGGACATTAGAAAGGTTCTTATTGGTGTTGCTTTTAGTCACGGGCATATCACATCTTGCGATGGTCACCGCGCATTTGCATGTCCGATTAAAGGGCTAGATGAAAACGTAGAACTTATTATTCCCTTAGACGATATCAAGCATTTTTTGAAACAGGTACCAAGCAAGCACCGTCATGAAATTTGCAAAGTTATTTTCGATCCTCATGCCAAAAAGGGCGAAATTGTTATAACTGAGAAAAATGTGGCGGCCCGTATATTATTTGTAGCAATAGACGGTAAATACCCAGATTGGCGCAGAATTTTTCCGAAAGACTTACCTCCTTCAATCAATTATGAAGGAAGCATCCCTCAATTCAATTGGCAATATTTGGCTGATTTCCAAAAGGTGCACAAAATATTAGGCGGTGACGGTCTTAATGTGGGTTTCCGTGCTCTATCAGCTAGAGAAGTGGCAGGAATATTTTTTAGAGGCGGGCCTTTTGAAGATGGGCGTGTTTTCCAAGATGTTAAAGCTTGCTTAATGCCTATGAGGATTTAGGGGGTACGATCATGCAAATTAATGATCCTGATTGGTACGAAATTGAGAAAGCCAAAACGATTATAAAGGATGCACTTTTCAGTGAATACGAATACCTATCTGAAGATGAGAAAGCCAATCTCTACATCGAATTGCGCAAGGTAGCGCTTGAACATGCGCGAATCGAAAATTGAAGCCCACCTAGTGCAACGAGTTAAGGCACTAGGCGGTGAAGTTAGGAAAGTTAAGTGGATCGGTCGCAACTCTGCCCCTGACCGTATCGTAATGCTACCTGACAACACCTTTTGGGCAGAGCTAAAAGCAACAGGCGAAAAACCAACAGCGGCACAGATCAGAGAGCATAAACGTATGCACGATATGGGCCAGCGAGTTGAAGTTATTGACAGCATAGAACAAATTGAGGAGTTATTGGGATGAGTGAAATTACAATGCCAGAGGTTAGAGATCTTCTAAAGTCTGTAGAAAAAATCGCAGTTCGTCCTGCTGAAGTTAAGCAAAGAGATTTGCTTCTGGCACCCGCTTTGTTCAAAAAATTAATAGAGGCTCGCACGGAAGGCCTAATACAAATCCAAATTTTAATAAACGGAGAGCCTAGAGATATCGAGGTGACTCCATGACAGCACTCGAATACAAACCACACGATTACCAACACGCCATTATCGAGCATATTCTTGATAATGAGCGTTGCGGTGTGTGGGCGGGAATGGGTACAGGCAAAACATCCTCTACCCTCACCGCATTGGACATGCTCGATTTAATCGAACCTGGTGCAACTCTGGTTGTTGCCCCTTTGCGCGTTGCTGCTACCACTTGGCCCGATGAGGCTAAGAAGTGGAAGCACTTAGAGCACTTCAAAGTTGTGGCGATCGTCGGCACTGCTGAAGAACGTGTACGCGCTTTAAAGCAACAAGCCAATGTCTACACAATCAATTATGAAAATTTGCCTTGGCTTGTTGGCTACTTAAAAGCAAACTGGTTCTTTACCAAAGTGGTTGCTGATGAGAGCACAAAGCTCAAAGGTTTTCGCGTGAGCCAAGGTTCAGTACGAGCACGCGCCTTAGGTAAGGTTGCACATAATCGAGTAAAAAGATTCATTGCTTTGACTGGAACGCCAAGCCCCAACGGGCTTAAAGACCTTTGGGGTCAGGTATGGTTCATTGATCGCGGTCAAAGATTAGGCACAAGTTTCGGCGCATTTACTCAGCGTTGGTTTCAACAAATCCAAGTTGGTGCAGACCGCAACGCAGTTCAGCTTGTGCCCTTTCCTCATAGTCAAAATGAAATCCAAACTAAGCTCAAAGATATTTGTTTGAGCATTGAGGCTAAGGATTATTTTGATATTAAAGACCCAATATTCAGAACAGTTGAAATTGAGCTCAAAGGCAAAGCGCGAAAACTTTATGACGAGATGGAAAAGGAAATGTTCATTGAGCTTTCTGAAACCACAGAAGTTGAAGCATTCAACGCCGCATCAAAGACAATGAAGTGCCTACAATTGGCAAGCGGATCTGTTTATACGGATGATCAAGGTAATTGGCAGGCGGTGCATGACTTAAAGATACAGGCGCTTGAATCAATTGTCGAAGAAGCCTGCGGAATGCCGGTACTTGTTGCGTACCACTTTAAAAGTGACCTTGAGCGATTACAAAAGGCTTTTCCTAGTGGCAGACATTTAGACAAAGATCCGAAGACGATTCACGACTGGAACGCGGGAAAAATCCCTGTGCTGTTTGCTCATCCTGCCAGCGCTGGTCACGGGCTGAATCTTCAGGATGGCGGGAATATTTTAGTTTTCTTTTCCCATTGGTGGGATTTAGAACAATACCAACAAATCATAGAACGCATTGGGCCAACGCGCCAAGCGCAAGCGGGCCATGATCGTCCAGTTTACATTTACCACATCATTGCCAAAAACACGATCGATTCTGTTGTTATGGAGCGCAGAGACTCCAAGCGCGAAGTGCAGGATTTATTGATGGAAGCAATGAAACGCAGAGAGGTTTAATAAAATGGGTAAATATGTATTAACTTTTGAATCAGAAACACCGCCTCAAATTTTTCTCAATCAAACCATTCCCAATATTGGAAAGGTTGTTGAAATGAAATCAGAAGAATTGCCGCCACGTGTTCCAGTATCTTTTTTAATGGAGCGGTTCAGTTTTTCACGTAAAACTATTATCGAAACCCTTCGCCCCTTTAATCGTGGTCGAGATGGGAAACACATGTACGATCCCAAAGAGGTCATGCCGATCTTGGAGAATCTAAACGCACAGACCTTAGCAAGGCAATCACGACGTAAAAATTAG